GAAGTAAATGTCTACACACAAGACGGAAAACTCTTTGTCGAAGGACAAAGGGAGGACACTGAGTCCGAAAAAACATATGTCCATAGAGGAATGGCTCAACGATCTTTCACCAGAACTTGGACATTGGCAGAAGAGACGGAAGTTAGATCAGTTGTATTTGAGGATGGGTTACTAAGTATTACTTTAGGAAGAGTCGTCCCGGAACACCATAATAAAAAAGTTTGGTTTTAACTGACACATGTGGTATAATATGGGGTGATAAAACACCCTCTTTTTTATGGAAGTAATTACCGAAGGAAAGGTAAAAACTGTATACCAAGGTGATGATGCAGAGCAAGTCATTATTGAGTATCATGATAAGGTGACTGCAGGAAACGGAGAGAAGGAAGACCATCCTTTAGGAAAGGGATCTCTTTGCTGTAGTATTTCATCTATCATTTTTGAAAAACTTGCCAAAGAGCTTATTCCAACTCATTATATTAATATGGTTGGTGCTAACAAGATGATCTGTAAGAAGGTAAGTATTGTTCCTCTGGAAGTGATTTGTAGGAACCGTGCTGCTGGATCTATTGTTCGTGAGACAACTTTGGTAGAAGGTGCGCCACTACCACAACCTATTGTTGAGTTCTTTCTGAAGGATGACAGCAAGCATGATCCTCTGTTGACAAGAGATCGTGTGCGTCTGATGGGATATGATCCAGATCCTTTTGTTGAAATGACACTTCGCATCAATGATTATTTGCGTCAGATGTTCTACATTATGGGTATTGATCTTGTAGATTTTAAAGTTGAGTATGGGTATACTGCTCATGGTGAGTTGCTACTTGCCGATGAGATCAGTCCTGATAGTATGAGGCTCTGGAAGATTGGTAGTGATGAACGATTCGATAAAGATCTATTCCGAAAGGATGAAGGTGATATTGTTCCTGCCTATCGTGAGATCCTTGAGAGACTACAACCACTTGCTATTCAATGAATAAAATTATCTGTTCAGATTCTCTCATTGAATTGAAAAAGATGGAAGAGGAATCTGTTGATATTGTTTTAACTTCTCCTCCATATAATTATGGTATGGAGTATGATACTCATAACGACAGCGGTAATGCAGATGAATATTTTGAGCAGATCATGGAAGTATTTGTTGAATGCAAACGTGTTCTAAAGTCTGGTGGTAGATTAATTGTTAATATTCAACCAAATTATAAACAATACTCACCGACTCACCATAAAATTACTGAAAGAATGATTTCTGAAGGTATGATCTGGAGAGGTGAGATTATTTGGTTGAAAAATAATATCAGGAAACTAACTGCTTGGGGTAGTTGGAAGTCACCATCATGTCCTTATCTTTCATATCCATTTGAGTTTATTGAGGTCTATAGTAAAGATACTTTGAAACACTTTGGAGATAAAGAAAAGATTGACATTACTAAAGATGAGTTTATTAAGTATGTTAATGGACACTGGTCAATGGCACCAGAAACAAAGATGAAAGAGTATGGACATCCAGCAATGTTTCCAGAAGAACTGGTAGAACGTTGTCTGAAATTATTTTCTTATGAAGATGATATTGTTCTTGATCCTTTTAATGGAGCTGGAACTACTACATTTGTAGCAAACAAATTGGGTAGAAAATATATTGGTATTGATATAAGCGAGACTTACTGTGAAATTGCAGAAAGTAGAATTGCAAAATATAATCCTCTTGACAAATTTTTAGAAAACTGAAAGTAAGTACTAAATAAAGATGAATATCGTCGCCGCAGAGGGGCAACTGGCAAAATCCAGTTGACGCCCCTCTTTTTTCTTGCTATAATACTTAGAGGTAAAGACTAACAATGACTATTAAACTATTGCTTTTGAAGTCTGGTGAAGACATCATTGCAGATACCACTGAAATGACTGTGGGTGAAGAGGAAGAACGGAGAGTTGTAGGATATTTTCTAAATAAACCTTGTGTCGTTAAGATGCGCTATCCTGAGGTACTCACAGAGCAGTCTGAGGGACCTAACAAGAAAGCGGGGTATGAAGTCTCTCTGTTCCCCTGGATGCCTCTTGCGGTAGAAGAGACTATCCCTGTGGTAGCTGACTGGGTTATCACGATGGTTGATCCAGTGACCAAACTAAAAGAAATGTACGTTAAGGATGTTGTGAATTATGGAAAAGAACGAGCAGGAGACAACAATCAAACTGATAGTCCTGACGAGCAAACTAAAATTAATCTCGCAGGTTGAGCAAGTTGGTGCTGACATTGGTGAACCAGATTGTAAACTGACCAAACCCTATGAAGTAGTTCTGCAAGAAGATGGTAAACTATTCTTGCGCCGCTGGTTAGAGGGTTTCGCATCTGACGATATTTTTATGATGAGCTCTGACAAGATTCTCACTCTTTCAGAACCTACAATGCAAATTCTTGATAGTTACAAAGGTCTTATTTAATGCGATTCTACACTAATGTTCAACTGATCGGGAATCAAGTTCTGGTTCGCGGTGTTGATAATGGGAAAAGATATGAGCATAGGGATGAGTTTTTCCCTACTCTATTTGTGAAGAGTAAGAAAGATTCTAAGTATAGAACATTAAGTGGAGAATCCGTAGAACCAATTAAACCTGGCAGTGTTCGTGACTGTCGTGAGTTCTACAAGAAGTACGATGAAGTAGATGGGTTTTCTATCTACGGTAATGATCGTTACATTTACCAATATATCTCAGAAAAGTATCCTGAGGATGAGATTAAGTTTGATATTAGTCAGATCAAACTCGTAACTCTTGATATTGAGACTACTGCAGAGAAAGGATTCCCTGATGTAGAGTCTGCATCAGAAGAGATTCTTGCAATTACAATTCAGGATTACACTACCAAGCAGATCATTACTTGGGGTGTGAAACCCTTTATCAACAAACAGAAGAATGTGACCTATCGTCACTGTTCGACAGAACACCAACTGCTTAGTGATTTTATTAATTACTGGATGCAGGATGTTCCTGATGTGGTGACCGGTTGGAACATTCAGATGTTTGATATTCCGTACATCTGCAAACGCCTCAACAGGGTGCTTGGAGAGAAGTTAATGAAACGTTTCTCCAATTGGGGTCTTGTAACTGAAGGAGAGATCTATGTTCAAGGTAGGAAGCAGATTGTATTTGATGTTGGTGGATTGACTCAACTTGATTATCTCGACCTTTATAAGAAGTTTACATATAAAGCACAAGAATCATATCGTCTTGACTATATTGCTGAGGTAGAGTTAGGGCAGAAGAAGTTAGATCACTCTGAGTTTGATACCTTTAAAGATTTCTATACTCATGGATGGCAGAAGTTTATTGAATACAACATCGTTGACGTAGAACTTGTTGACCGACTGGAAGACAAGATGAAACTGATTGAACTTGCATTGACTATGGCATATGATGCTAAGGTCAACTATGCGGATGTATTCTATCAGGTTCGCATGTGGGATACTATTATCTATAACTATCTAAAGAAGCGGAACATTGTTATTCCGCCTAAGATTAGATCAGATAAAAACGAAAAGTACGCAGGTGCCTATGTCAAGGAACCGATTCCGGGAAAGTATGATTGGGTTGTCAGTTTTGACCTTAACAGTCTATACCCTCATCTTATTATGCAGTACAACATCTCCCCAGAAACCTTACTGGAAGAACGTCATCCCACGGCTACGGTTGACCGAATCCTTGATGAAGAGATAAACTTTGAACTGTATAAAGATAATGCGGTATGTCCTAACGGTGCAATGTACCGTAAAGATGTTCGTGGGTTCCTGCCAGAACTCATGGAGAAGATGTATGGAGACCGTGTAATCTTTAAGAAGAGGATGCTCCAGGCAAAGCAAGAATATGAGAAAACACCTACTAAGACACTGGAGAAAGAGATTTCTCGGTGCAACAATATCCAGATGGCTAAGAAGATCTCACTCAACTCTGCTTATGGTGCTATCGGTAATCAGTATTTTAGGTACTATAAATTGGCCAATGCGGAGGCGATTACGCTTTCTGGTCAAGTCTCTATCCGTTGGATTGAGAGTAAGATGAACCAATATCTAAATAAACTGTTGTCTACAACTGACGAGGACTACGTAATTGCATCTGACACAGATTCAATTTATCTTAACCTTGGACCTCTTGTTGATAAATTTTTTGCTGCTAAGTCTGGCGACAAGGTTGCGGTTGTGGGATTACTTGACAAAATCTGTGAAGATAAGTTTGAACCGTACATCGAGAAATGTTATCAGGATTTGGCATCGTATGTTTCGGCATACGACCAAAAAATGCAAATGAAGCGTGAGAATATTGCTGACCGTGGTATCTGGACTGCGAAGAAGCGATATATTCTTAATGTCTGGGATAGTGAAGGTGTTCGATATGAAGATCCTAAACTGAAGATGATGGGTATTGAAGCAGTCAAGTCTTCTACTCCTGCTCCATGTAGGAAGATGATTAAGGAAGCCTTGAAGTTGATGATGAGTGGGACCGAGGAAGATGTTATTGAGTTTATTGACAAGAGTCGATCGGAATTCAAGAAAATGCCACCAGAGCAAATTTCATTCCCTCGTTCTGTTTCTGATGTTGTAAAATATAAATCTTCTTCCAGCATATACATTAAGGGAACCCCTATTCACTGTCGTGGAGCACTTCTCTTTAATCATTACATTAAAGAGAATAAGTTAGATAACAAATACTCTCTGATTAAAAATGGCGAGAAGATTAAATTTTGTTATTTGAAAAAACCAAACACTTTACATGAGAATGTAATATCTTTTATTCAAGAGTTTCCCAAAGAACTTAACCTTGACAAGTACATCGACTATGACCTACAATTTGAAAAGTCCTTTGTCGAACCACTGAAAGCAATTCTTGATGCGATTGGTTGGAATGTCGAAAAAACTGTAAACCTGGAATTATTTTTCTCCTAATGGACCTACCTATTAACGACAAAGAA